TATCGGCTGGCGGCTATTGGGTTTTATCCAAAAACGGTAAACATAGAAGATGGCGTTGCAAACCGTGTACAGAGAAGGTCAAGCAAAATGAACAACCGATTGACCACTAAACAACGGGCGTATCTGGCTCGGATTAAGCAAATGCCGTGCGGAGTATGCGGGGAACCAGCTCCGTCAGACGCACACCACATCGAACAGCACAAGCAATACCTGTGCATCCCGTTGTGTAAAGATTGTCATCAGGGTTCCCATAACGGCATTCATGGGCAAAGGCGTATCTGGACAGTCCTTAAGAAAACAGAGTTGTCCGTGCTTAACGACACAATTGAGAAAATGCTATGTTGATCATAGAGCTGCCGTTTCCGGTGTCAACAAATACATATTACCGACACGCTCGGGGGAGAAACTTTATCAGCAAGAAAGGGCTGGAGTTTCGCAAAGCGGTCAAAACGATTGCTGTAGACAAGGCTCCGTCCGGCAGGATAGAAGTTGGCGTGACGCTATATCCTCCAGACAGGCGGGTGCGAGACATTGACAACTACGGTGGGAAATCATTACTGGATGCGCTGGTTTACGCTGGCGTGATTGAAGACGATTCGTTGATTGACAGGCTAGTGATCGAGCGTGGCGCAGTCACAAAAGGCGGCAAATGTCGTGTATACATTAATGAATTAGTTGACCAGACAGAGTAAAATCTGTATATATACAGTGCGGGGATCAAGTTTTGGCAACTTGATTAATTGATTATCGGGAAAATCGTTGGGTGCTAATGCATCAACCCTGCCTTATGGGAACCCGCAAAGGATTCGATATGCCAAGTAAATCACCTGCACAAGCAAGACTCATGGCTGCTGTGGCACATGACCCAAAATTTGCCAAACGTGTTGGAATACCTCAGTCTGTTGGCAAGGAATACAACAAAGCTGACACAGGCACAAAGATGTTGAGAAAGGCAATGAAGTCAACAAACCCCGGCACAAAGAAACTTAAGGGATGATCATGGAAGGCTTGGAATCATTATCACCAGCAGAACAAAAAGAATTCGCAAAGTGGATGAAATTTCACGGTGTCTACAAAACACTGAAGAAACAAATGGAAGGCGAAGAAAACGAAGAGAGCGAAGAAAGCAATGAGGAGTACAAAATGACTGGCTCCAAAATGCTGATGGCAATGAAAAACCCCGGTGTTGAGAGAATGAAATAATGGCACACGCAGGTGGCAGACCACCCAAATGGCAAGACTGCATTGATCCTGCTTGGGAATACATCAATGGCGGTTTCCAAAAAGAAAATGATGTCGTGCCAACCGTGGCTGGACTCGCTGTTTCCATTGGTTGCGCTAGGGAAACTGTCCATGCTTGGGCGAGAGAACATGAAGAGTTTTCTCACATTGTTAAGGCGTTAATGGCAAAACAAGAGAAGATGCTGACAAATGGAGGCATTATCGGCGAATATAATGCGTCTATTACGAAGCTGTTGCTTACGAAACATGGGTATTCTGACAAGACCGAGCAAGAGATTACTGGTGCTGGCGGCGGTCCTCTCCAAATTCAGGAAGTCCAGAGGGTTGTGATTGACAGTCCTGCGAATTAACACTCCACGATGGGCGGTTCCGTTGCTCAAACCTGCTAGTTACAAGGGAGCATGGGGCGGTAGGGGATCGGGCAAATCACATTTCTTTGCCGAAATGCTGATCGAGGAACATATCATCAACCCGAACCAGTCATCGGTCTGTGTGCGGGAAATCCAGAAAACCCTTAGTCAATCCGTTAAGCGTCTATTAGAAAACAAAATCCTAGACCTAAACGTTGGTGACTACTTTGAGGTTCAGGATACGATCATCAAGTCTAAACGTGGCAACGGGCTGATCATTTTCCAAGGTTTGCAAAACCATACTGCTGACTCGATCAAGTCTCTTGAAGGATATGACCGAGCATGGGTAGAGGAAGCTCAGAGCTTGTCTCAAATCTCGCTGGATATGCTTAGACCGACAATCCGAAAACCGGGGTCTGAACTGTGGTTCTCGTGGAATCCAAGAAACGAGTCTGATCCTGTGGACAGATTGCTCAGAGGCGAGAATCCCCCTCCTGACGCTACGGTAGTCAAAGTCAATTACATGGATAACCCGTGGTTTCCAGAAGTCCTCAAGGATGAGATGGAGTACGACAGGGGGCGAGACCCGGACAAATATGCCCATGTTTGGCTAGGTGACTATCTTCGGCACTCTGAATCACGGGTATTCCAAAACTGGCGAGTTGAGGAGTTTGAAGCTCCGATGGATGCGATCTTGCGGTTCGGTGCTGATTGGGGATTTGCTGTTGACCCGACTGTGCTCGTCAGGTGCTATATACAAGGCAGGCGGCTATACGTTGACTACGAGGCGTATATGGTCAATTGTGAGATTATGAATACGCCAGACCTGTTTATGACTGTGCCTGAATCTGAGAAGTATCCAATCATTGCTGATTCTGCTAGACCAGAGACGATCAGCTACATGAAGAAACATGGGTTTCCAAGGATTATGCCTGCGATCAAAGGTCCGAAATCGATTGAGGACGGTATTGAATGGCTGAAAAACTACGAAATCGTGGTTCATCCCAGATGTAAACACACGATTGACGAATTGTCGCTTTATTCGTACAAAGTAGATAAAATGACCGGACAAGTCCTGCCAGAGCTGGAGGACAAAGCGAATCATGTGATTGACGCATTGAGATATGCGGTTGAAGGTCTGAGACGAGCAACCAGACATATTGGTGAAAGACCCAGACAAGCAATATCCGATTATTCTATATTTTAATAGGGGCAGTTAAATGGATATGCCTAGTGTTCCCAAGACACCACCACCTCCTCCACCTCCTCCACCACCTCCGACTGTGAACGAAGCGATGGAATCTCGCAGGCGCACAGATGAGATGATGAAACGGCGTGGACGAGCTGCTACTGTGTTGACCGAAGGTCAGATGACCGACACGACACAGAGCGCAACAAAGAAACTGTTGGGAGGCTAATATGGGCGGAATGTTTGGCGGCGGTTCAAGCCCTAAAGCACCACCACCACCTCCTCCTGTGCCTGTTGCACGAGGAGAGCGTGTTGAAGAGCGTGTTGCTGCCCGTGGTCGTTCTGATGAAATGGCAAGACGGGCTGGCGGCGCACAAGTATTGGCAGGCGAAGTGATGGGCGAAACCAAGACTGGCACTAAAAAGTTGCTGGGAGGCTGACATGGACTCACGAGTTGACGAGATTATTCGTGAACATGAACAGATGGTCTCTGATCGTGGTGTCTGGGAAGAGCACTGGAAAGAAATTGCCGAGCGTGTCCTGCCTAGACAAGACTGGTTTCAGGCTACAGCAAAGTCTCCCGGCGAGAAGCGCACAGAGAAGGTGTTTGACGCTACTGCTGGATTGGCACTAGAGCGTTTTGCGGCTGCAATGGAGTCCATGTTGACTCCTCGCACAATGAAGTGGCACAAGCTCAAAACTCGTGACCCCATGTTGCAGGACAACAATGAAGTGCAAGCGTATCTGGACGAAGTCACAAACATTCTGTTTCAGGTTCGCTATAACCCACGAGCTAACTTTGCGTCACAAGCACATGAAAACTACATGAGCTTGGGCGCATTTGGCACGGGTGCTATCTTTATCGATGACATTGTCGGCACAGGAATTCGATACAAGTCGATCCACCTGTCAGAGATTTACATTGCTGAGAACTATGCTGGATCAATTGACAAGATCAATCGTAAGTTTGATCTGACCGCACGACAAGCTGCACAGAAATGGGGCTATGAGTCATTGCCTGAGAAGCTCAAGACCGCTCTTGATAAAAGCCCGGAAAAGACGTTTGAGTTTATCCATTGTGTGAAGCCTAACGAGGATCGTAAAGCGAATCGCAGGGACTATCGTGGAATGCCTTATGCCTCCTATTATGTTTGCGTAGAATCCCGTCAAATGATGTCTGAAGGCGGTTACGAGTCATTCCCATACGCTGTCTCTCGTTACGTCACCGCTCCAAAAGAAATCTATGGGCGCAGTCCTGCCATGACTGTGCTGCCTGACATCAAAATGATCAACGAGATGAGCAAAACGGTGATCCGTGCTGCCCACAAGATTGTTGATCCACCATTGCTGCTGCAAGAGGATGGTGTGTTGCAGGCATTCAATACCCGTCCGGGTGCATTGAACTATGGCGGCGTGGATGATCAGGGTAGACAGGTTGTGATCCCGATGCAGACAGATGCTCGTGTTGACCTTGGCATGGACATGATGGAACAACGCAGGCGTGTCATTAACGATGCGTTCCTGATTACGTTGTTCCAAATCCTTGTTGAAGCTCCGAACATGACTGCAACTGAAGCAATGCTAAGAGCGCAGGAAAAGGGTGCGCTGCTTGCTCCGACAATGGGCAGACAGCAATCCGAGATGCTCGGACCGATGATCGAGCGTGAGCTAGACATTCTGGCACGGTCTGGGATTTTGCCTCCCATGCCTAAAGCAATGATTGATGCTGGAGGCGAAGTCGAGATTGAGTATGTTTCTCCGCTAAATCGGGCGCAACGTGCTGAGGAAGGCGTAGCAATCTTGAGGACGCTGGAAGCTGTCACCCCGTTAGCTCAATTTGATCCGTCCGTGCTGATGATCTTTAAGCCTGACGAGATTGCTCGTGAGCTGTCTGAGATCAACGGCGTTCCTGCCAAGATTCTCCGATCTAAGGAAGAAATTGAGAGCATGAAAGCGCAACAGGCTCAAGCGCAACAAGCGCAACAATTGCTTGAAGCTGCACCAGTTGTGGCGAATTCTGCTAAAACATTGGCTGAGACTAACGCTTTGGCTGGCAATCAACCCGCTCCGTTGCCGCTATGATGGAAAAGCTACTAGCCAAGATTCGCAAACGCAAGTATGCATATCGGCGTTTGTTCCTGTCTGACGATGGGTTGAACGCTGACGCAGAGATTGTGCTTGCTGATCTGGCAAAGTTTTGTCGTGCGAATGCGTCTACAGCAGTCGTTTCCCCTATTTCTCGATCAGTTGACCCGATTGCAACAGCGATGGCTGAAGGCAGGCGGGAAGTCTGGTTGAGGATACTTGCCCATCTTCATATCGAAGACAAGGTGATTTTTAATCTAAACGAAGAGGAAAACAATGGATAATCAAGGGTCAGTTGACGCTGGCAACCCTTCTGCTGGCGCAGAAGCGGGTCAGCAATCCGGACAATGGTTTGATGCATTTCCAGAGGATGTGCGTGGTTTGGTACAGACAAAGGGATGGCAGTCACCAGTAGACGCAATCCAAAGTTATACGAATCTTGAGAAGTTTTTGGGTGCTGACAAGGCTGGTCGTGGTCTCGTTATCCCCAAAGAGGACGCAAGCCCTGATGAATGGGGTCAGGTTTACGATAAGCTCGGCAGACCGAAAAGCCCTGATCAGTACAAAATCCCTGTGCCAGAAGGAATGGACGGTGAGTTTTCCAAGGTTGCTGCTGGAAAGTTTCACGAGCTTGGTCTGACTGCCAAACAAGCGGAAGGGCTGGCAAGCTGGTGGAATGAACAAAGTCAACAGATGATGTCATCCCAGCAAAACCAGATGGCTCAGAGCGCAGAGCAACAAATGGCTCAATTGCAACAGGAATGGGGCAAGGACTTTGATGCCAACATCGAAGCTGGGCGCAGGGCTGCTCGGCAGTTTGGTGTCGGCGAAGAGATGTTGACAAAGATGGAAAACGCTCTTGGCACGAAGGAAATGTTGCAATTCTTTGCAAAGATCGGCAAAGGCATGGGCGAAGACTCGTTTGTTGACGGCAAAGGATCGAACGGGTTTGGTATGTCACCGGAAGCTGCAAGAGTGCGGATTTCGCAATTGAAAGCTGATCCGGGATGGACATCCAAGTACCTTGGCGGCGATGCTGATGCACGGGCAGAGCTTGAGCGTTTAATGCGAGCTGGATACCCAAGCTGATGGATATTGCTTATATTCGCATAGAGTGTTTAAAATTAGTTAACCGCAATGATTTAAAAGCTAGTGAAGTAATAGATCGTGCGGTAGCTTTTGAGAAGTACATTATGGGATCGGGGCAACCCGAACATCCGGATAATCGTCCCAAGCGACCCGGAAGACCGCCCGGAAAGACGGGTGAGCAATAAACCTGCTTTATGGTTAGATTGACCCCAGACATGGACAAGTCTATCGACAAATCGTTTTTCGTTTATTAACTTTTTGTGGAGGGCTTGACCATGTCAACCCAAGTTACTACACATTTTGTACAGCAGTACACCACTAACGTTCAACTGCTGCTGCAACAGAAAGGCTCGAAACTGCGTAATGCAGTCACCGTTGGTTCCTACACTGGCAAGGCTGCCAAAGCCATTGAACAGGTTGGAGCTGTCACCGCTCAAAAGCGCACCATTCGTCATGGCGATACCCCGCTGATCAGCACTCCCGCTGATGCTCGTTGGGTTTTCCCTGTTGACTACGAGTGGGCTGACCTGATTGATGATCAGGACAAGCTGCGTATGTTGATCGATCCTCAGTCCTCTTATGCTCAAAACGGTGCTTATGCATTGGGTCGTGCAATGGATGACGAGATCATTGCTGCTTTCTTTGCAACTGCTAAGACTGGCGAAAACGGTTCTACCAATACGCAATTCGATACGGCTAACCAGCAGGTTGGCGTAACGACTGGCTCGACTGGTGCAACTGGATTGAACATTGCCAAGCTGCGTGAAGCAAAGAAAATCCTGATGGCTAACGAAGTGGACATCGACAACGATCCCCTCTTTGTGATCATCACGGCAGAACAGCACAATGATCTGCTGAACGAGGCGCAAGCTATCTCGCTTGACTACAACACCCGTCCGGTGCTTGTTGACGGCAAGATCACTGCCTTCATGGGCTTTAACTTTATCCACACCGAGCGTTTGGGCGTTGATAGCTCCAGCTATCGCCGTTGCCCTGCGTTTGCCAAGAGCGGTATGCACTTGGGTATGTGGAACGACATCAACACTATGGTCTCGGAACGTGCTGACAAGGGCTATGCTACGCAGGTCTACGTCAAAGGCACGTTTGGTGCAACCCGCACCGAAGAAGGCAAAGTTGTTGAAATCCTTTGCGATGAATAAGGGGAATTAACATGGCTGAAACTTACGCAACCGAAGTAGCTGGTCTTAACACCACCCCTATTTCTAACAGCAATGGAGCTGTCCAAGGCGGTCGTATTCGCCGTTTCCGTGCAACGATCACGCTTGCTTCTCAGGCTGATGGTGATACGGTTGTTCTGGCTAAAGTCCCGGCTGGCTATGCATTTGCCTATGGCATCCTGAATGCATCCGCTACGCTAGGATCGTCAACCATTGCAATCGGTGTTGCTGGCACGGCTGCAAAGTATCGTGCTTCTGCTGTATTCACGGCTGCCGCTCCGACTTTGTTCGGTGTGTCTACCGCTGTGGATGATGCTCCTCTGACGGCTGAAGAGACTGTGATCTTGACCAACACGACTGCTGCTCTGCCGAGTAGCGGTACGCTGATCGTTGATCTTTATTTCTCAGCACCTTGATGTAAATAGACGGGGGGCGAAAGCTCCCTGTCTTATCTTTGGAGATAGACATGGCATCACGCTATTATGCATTGGACATTGGTTTGCCTATGACTGATGTTGCAGAAGGCTCTTCTACGCAGTCAAAGACGGTTGAGGTTGTGATTGACCTTGCTGACACTCCGACTCGTGATCAGGTTCTAACTGCACTGAAAAACATCGAGAATTACATCCTGCAAGATGTTTGGCTTCCTGCCTAAAGGGGTAGGTCATGGCATCACAAGTTGAGATTGCCAACCGAGCTTTAACCAAGTTAGGTGCGGCTCGGATTATTTCTTTTGGGGACGATAACAAGCAAGCAAGGGCAATTCAGTCCATGTTTGACATTGTGCGTGACTCAGAATTGAGGGCGCACATTTGGTCGTTCTCTGTCAAACGAGCATCATTGGCTGCATTGTCAACGACTCCAGATTGGGGTTATGACTTTGAGTATCAAGTGCCGTCAGACTATTTGCGGCTGTTGCAGGTCAATGATCTGTATAACGGTCCGTCAATGGACGATTACCGCAACGCTCCAACAGCAGAGTATGTGCTGGAAGGCAAAAAGATTCTGACGAATTTCAATGCTCCGCTAAAGATTCGGTATATCGCACGAGTGACTGATCCAACAATGTGGGATGCGTCATTTGTTGAGGCGTTTGCTTGCAAGCTGGCATCAGAGCTGGCAGAAGACTTGACTCAGTCAAACCAAAAGCGAGATGCGGCATTGACCGAATATCGTTTGGCGATTGTGCAAGCGATACGAGCAAGCGCAATTGAACAACCAGCGCAAGACCTTCCTGACAACTCTTGGCTGCTGAGTAGGCTATGACGATCATTGTTGTTGACAGAGAGTCACATACAACAGATGCTCGTCTGGTTGTTCCGACTGTACAACGGCGGGATAACAGTCAGGTGGTTGCGGGGGCGAATCAACCGTTGATTACGAGAACTGACAACATTCAGAACGTAATTGACGGCATTACCTTTTATGTATACAAAGTTTATCCGACAGCAACACCATTAGCTGCTGGAGCAAGCATTAACTTTGTGGTGACAACGGCTGTCAATAGACCTGTTGGCATTGGATTCAAAGCGGAATGCGGCGGCAATGCTGAGGTGTATGTCTACGAGGGCGTGACTGACGTTGTTGGCGGCACACTTGTGATCCCGTTTAACCGCAACAGGGCATCGACTAATACGGCGGTGACTGGTGTATTGTTAGACCCAGTCAGTTTGACGTTGGGTCCTGAGATATATTCAGAGCTTGTTATTGGTGGAACAGGTGGCACTGCGGCTGGCGCAACAGTAGAATCGGATTATGCGATCTTGAAAGCGAATACATCTTACTTGTTTAGGATGACAAATACGACAGCGCAATCGCATATTGCTGAAATTGCTGTTCAATGGGTGGAGAATGGCTAATGCCTAAAGCGAGTCCGATACTAGCGGCATTCAACGCAGGGGAATTGTCTCCATATCTTGATGGTCGTGTTGACCTGAACAAGTACACTTCTGGTTGCAAAAAGCTCAGAAACTTTATCCCCACGGTGCAAGGTCCTGCCATGCGTAGGTCAGGCACTCGTTTTGTCAACGAAGTCAAGTCTTCAGCAAATCGCACATGGCTGGTGCGGTTTGAATTTAGCGAGACTCAGGCGTACATCCTTGAGTTTGGCAACCAATACATCCGGTTTTACACCAATCACGGCGTAGTGCTATCTGGCGGGTCTCCATACGAGATTTCAAGCCCATACACAACGGCTGCTTTGTCTAACGCTAATGGCACGTTGCGTCTACGGTTCGTGCAATCTGGTGACGTTGTTTACATTGTGCATCCGAGTTATGCACCGAGAAAATTGTCACGATTTGGTCCGGTGAACTGGACGCTGACGGAAATCGACTTTAAAGGCGGTCCGTTTCTTGACATTGATCCTGACGAAACTGCGACTGTCTATGCTTCTGCTGCAACTGGAACTGTCACCATTACGGCATCCTCTCCGATTTTCTCTTCTGCCGATGTTGGAACCACGTTTTACATTGAAGCAAAAGATGGCGGCGGAATTGAACCTTGGGAATCGCAAAAGGATTTTGGCATCAACGTCAATCCATTTGGAGAGCGCAGGCGATCAGATGGGAAAATCTATCGCTGCACGACTAATGCAGCTCCTCCGACTGGCGAAACATACTACACTGGTAGCACAAGACCGACACACACGAGCGGATCGTACATAGACGGTTCTGGCACGATTTCAGGCACATCGGCTGACGGCATTGTCGGTGTTGAATGGACGTATGAATCACTTGATTTTGGTATTGTCAAAATCACAGGGTTTACTAGCGCAACACAAGTCACGGCACAGGTTCAAACGACATTGCCGTTTAACGTGGTTTTTAGCCCTGCTGGATCAGCTCAAGCAATTGCATCCATATCGAATGCTTATGGCAGCGTTAGGGTGTCAATGACAGGTCATGGCTACACAAGCGGGGACACGGTCAATGCGTCCGTGACAGCAAGTTATGACTACACATATAACGATGATTCTGTTGCTTGCGGTGGAACAGGCGGAACGCTGAACGGAACGACAAACGAAACAACATCAGGAACGTATACGATTTATGTGATTGATGCTAATACGTTCGATGTTGTTGGGTTTCCCTATCCGTCAACAATTAATATTGATTATCAATATCAAGATGATCCGGGAAGCGGATGCCAACTGGTTGACGCTACTGCAACAGGCACATTTAATGCGTTTGTCAGTGGCACGGTGACTAAGCTGGCAAGCGGATCGTCCAGCAACACGACAAATCGCTGGGCATTTAGCCGTTGGTCATCTATTCGTGGATACCCATCACAGGTTGCGTTTTTCCGTGAAAGGCTGGTGTTTGCGACTAACCAGACCATTGATATGTCTGTTGCGGCTGACTTTGAGAATTTTAGCGATAAGAATACGGCAGGCGAAGTGTCTGCTGACATGGCGATTGCGATTGATGTCTCGTCAGATACTGTCAACACGATTGAGTGGTTATCCCCATCAGACGGGTTATTGATTGGCACGGCAGGCGGTGAGTTTGTCTGCGGTGAAGTGACAACGGATGAACCGTTAGGACCGGGAAACGTCAAGATTACGCAACAGTCTTTGTTTGGTTCAAAATCTGTGATCCCCGTGCAAATCGGTGACGCAGTGATCTTTGTTCAACGATCTGGCAAGAAAGTCCGTGAGCTGATGTATGAGTTTGGCAGCAATGGCTACAAGTCTACAGACCTGACCGTGCTGGCAGAGCACGTTACTGGCGCAAACGGCATTACAGACATTGCGTATCAACAGGAACCGCATTCTATTTTGTGGTGCGTCAGGGCTGACGGCGTATTAGTTGGGTTTACATACAACAAAGAACAAGACGTTTTAGGCTGGCATCCGCATGAGATTGGCGGCAATGGAATTGTGGAATGTATTGAGACAATTCCAAACCCGAATGGAACTCAAGATGATCTGTGGATGATTGTCCGTAGAACGATCAATGGACAAACCAAGCGATACATTGAGTATCTGGAGGCTGATTTCCCCAGAGATGGCGATCTGAAATATGCGTTTTTTGTTGACAGCGGATTGTCATACGATGGTGCTCCGGTGTCTAGCGTGTCTGGATTGAATCACTTAGAGGGGCAAACGGTTGCTGTGCTGGTTAACGGTGCTGCACATCCTAATCGAGTGGTAACTGGCGGGTCAATCAGTTTACAGGTTGCAGGCAGCGTGATTCATGCTGGATTGCCTTTTAACTCTGTGTTGCAAACAATGCGACTTGAGGCGGGTGCTGGTGATGGTACGGCACAAGGTAAGACAAAGCGGATCACAAAAGCGGTGCTGAGATTCCTGTCTACGTTGGGTGCGAAGGCTGGACCGGACGAGAACAACTTGGACATGATCCAGTTTCGCAGTCCACCAAATCCAATGGATCAGCATCCACCGTTGTTTACTGGCGATCAGATGGTTGAGTGGTCAGGCGGGTATGATTTTGACGGATATTTGACGGTTGTGCAGGATCAGCCATTGCCAATGACGCTGGTTGCAATTATGCCGCAAGTGCATACTCAGGATAGGTGATTTATGCACATTGTCCCGTTTCAACCAAAACACCTAGAGTTGATGGTATTGCAACCTGCTCAAACGGCGTTTTCAAACTACTTTGACCCTGCTTATGGGGACGCTTTGCAGAAGAGTGGACAATGTTTCACGGCAATTGAAGATAATCATGTCTATGGGTGTGCTGGAGTGATTAAACAATGGGATAATCGTGCTATTGCATGGGCATTGTTATCTGCTTATGCTGGCAGGCAATTTATCCGTATTCACAGGGCTGTTCAGCGATTTCTGGACACAACAGATTTTAGGCGAATTGAGGCTTTTGTGGATGCTGATTTTCAAGAAGGACATCGTTGGATACAAATGCTCGGATTTGAGAGGGAAGGCTACATGAAAGCGTTTTCTCCAAACGGCAACGATGCAGTGTTATATGCGAGGATCAAATAATGGGTCCAGAAGTCGTAGCAATATCAATGGCGGCGAGTGCCGCAATGTCTGCTGTTGGAGCAATTCAACAAGGCATGGCTGCGTCTGCTCAAGCGCAAGCATCAGCGAATGCAGCACGGTATAACGCAGTCATCAAGGAACAGCAAGCTCGATCAGAGTTTCAACAGGCTGGCGCACGGGAAGAGCAACAGCGCAGGCAATCTCGTCAGGTATTGGGTCAACAAAGTGCTGCGTTGGCTCAAGCTGGCATTGGGCTTGGCGGATCGGCGTTGGACATTGCCGAACAATCTGCGTTCATGGCTGAACTGGATGCGCTAAACATCAGGTATGAAGGCGATCTTAGGGCAAGAGGACTGCTGGCTGCTGCTGAACAAAACGAATACGAAGCGAGAGCTGCGATTGCTGCTGGCAAAAATGCCGAGACCGCATCGTATATCTCTGCTGGTGCGTCATTGCTTTCAGGCATTGGCACATACAAGTATTACAGCGCAGGAATGCCAAAGTCTGATGTGGTGAGTACTTTCCCTGTTGGCGGTGAAAGACCTATTTTGGCTAGACCATTAGGATAAAAGATGGCACGAATTCCAATCTATAGACAGCAAACACAGGTTTCTCAGGCTGCTGCTGTCCCTGAACTACGAGCACCGAATGTCGGTGCGGAAGCGATTGGTGCGGCTGTTGCTCAGGTCGGCAAAGGGTTGCAAACGCTAGGCGTAGGGGTGCTTAGGGCGGAAGATGAAATAGGTAAAGCGGAAGCAATGAAAACGCTTGCCCAAGCAAAGCTGGATTGGACAGAAAATTTTTTGAAATCACAAGAAACAGCAGAAAACGGTGCTGTTGGTTTTGCGGTTAACTTTGACAAACAATATCAAGAATGGGCAAACAAGACGATTGAAGGCACGACTAGCCCATACGCAAGAAGGCATTTGCAAAGTGGGCTGGAAAGCCTGCGTCAGACTTTCGTTGACAAAGCGTTGCTGTATGAAGTCCAAGAGAACCGTGCATATAAGTTTGATCAGGCTGAACAAGCGATCAGGCTAAACGCTGTCAACATCAAGAATAATCCGTTTGACAACCAGCTCTATGAGCGCACGTTAGGCGAGACCAAAGCGATCATTGACAGCATGAGTTTGACCCCAGAGGCTAAACGCAAGCTGACAGAGCAAGCGGTAAAGCAATTTTCTGAGGCTCAAGTTGGCGGTCAGATTGAGCGTGATCCTGCCGTGCTAGTCAACAAAGCATCTAGTGTAACGGCTGGTGCTGGGTTTGATCCCGCTGTCAACTTTGTGTTGAGCAAAGAGGGCAAAACGTTGGTAACAAATGACGCTGGGAAAGGTCCGAGTCAATACGGGATTGTGTTCCAGTTTCATCCTGATTTTGATCCAAAGAAAGACGGCGCAGAAAAAGCAAAAGAAATTTATCTGCGAGAATATTGGAACAAGCTAAACCTGTCTGATCTGCCTCCAAAGCTGGCTGCTGTTGCATTTGATACTGCTGTGTTGACGGGAACCGCTCCGGTAGCAAAGATGCTTGCTGAGTCCGGCGGCGATGTAAACAAAATGCTGCAATTGCGTGAGAACTATCTGAACACGGTTGGGCAGCGTGAAGACAAGAAACAATATTTGCAAGGCTGGCAAAACAGGACTGCCGATCTGCGTAAGTTTGTTGAAGGCATCCCCGAAACTGGCGAAGGCGTTGTTGCTCCGGTAAAGACTGGCATCCCCGGTTTTGATAACTTGTCTGCACAAGAGCAATTGCGATATGGCAAGCAAGCTCAGACTGCATTAAACCAGCGTGAAGCGGTTTACAGGGCAGAGGTGAAGGTTAGGGCTGATAATTCGAATGCGATGGCTGCTGACGGCATTACAGACCCGAATCCTGTGTCAAGAGCTGACTTTATCCGTGCGTATGGCGTAGAGGAAGGCTCTCGCATGGCTGATATTTACGCTGACAATCAACAAATGGCAAAGGACATCCAGTCGATGCAATCCATGCCTGCCAATGAGATCGGCGTGTTGTTAAGCACGAGACAGCCTATTGCTGGCGAAAACTACGACATTCAGTCACGCAGATTTAAGATTTTGTCCGATGCTGCGGTGCGTATTGAGAAGATGCGAAAGGACGATCCTGCCGCATACAGCATGAAATCCAGTCCGACAGTACAGAATGCATATACTCGCATGGAAGAGACCATGCAAAACCCAAATGCTACGGTGCTGGATTTGAATCGAGTAACAACTGAATACGTTACGGCATCATTAGCAGAACAGGAAAGGCTTGGCGTTACATCTCCCAAAATTCTTACAACTGGGATGATGGACAATCTTGTGCGTAGATTGTCGGCTGCAAACGAATCTGCTGCTGATTTGGCTACGAATCTTGAACAAACTTACGGTAGACAGTATTTCCCGCAAGTCATGTCAGAATTGATGGCTAAAAACAAGCTGTCTCCAGCAATGATGATCATTCCAGATTTGGATCGTCCTGATGCTAAAGAGATTGTTTCTCGCTTATCTGCTGTTAAAAGAACAGAACTTGAAGATGGCGTTGATAAAACAGCGATTCGAGACATCAAGGAATATGTCACGGAGCACGTTGCTGCACTGCGGCGCACTGCTGTCAATGCGGGTCCTGAAACAAACGCACAAATTTCTGCGTATCAGGAAATCATGGAGCGCATTGCGATTGACACGATTGGTCGTGGTGTCACGACAAGCCCAAGGGATGCTGCTAACCGTGCAAACGAGCTGCTGCTTGGGAAGTATCAATTCAGAGAAACGTTGAGACTGCCTGCAAATTTGAATTCTCGTGATGTCACCAGAGGCTTGGATCGTGTGCTGCGTGATCAAGTGCTTAATGTTGATCCAAATGTTAAGTCTGTTGACGTTCCTGTTGACTTTACGGTTGGTAGAACGCAAGAGCAAGCAATGGCTGAATGGCAGTCAACAATCCGGGCAAGGCATTTTTGGGCATCAAACAATGAAACGACTGCTGCTCAATTGTGGGCGCAAGGGGCAAACGGTACGTTTTACCGGGTGATGAAAGACGGCAAGCAGATTACTGTTCCGTTTGATGACGCTTTGGCTGCCACGACCAGAACCAAAGTTGAAGTTGAGCAAAGGGTAAATCCTGCCCAGCTACAGCGTAGACGATTGGCTGAGGAAACTCGTAGAATGGAAACTGAGATGAATCAGGAATAACTATGCCATTTTATTTTGACCAAGGCGGGACAGATCGTTATTCTTTGCAGGATTTTGAACCCTCATTTGGGAGCAAATTTCAAGCAACGGTAGACGAAGCATGGGCGGAATCTTACGGTGTTGCTGCTTATGATTGGTTTAAGAAACAGCGAATTGATGAACCAAAACTGTCTGCCGCAGAGGTCAATGATGCAATTCAGGCATCAGGCTTAGATGTCAAGATCACCCCAAGAGACAACGAATATTCAGCGTCTCAATTAAACATTATCTTTGAGCGGCAAAAAGAACTTGCTGCGATTCGTGACATTCGTGACCGTACTCCGTGGGACTGGGGTACTCCGTTGCGTGGTCTGGCGATGTTTGGCACGGCAATCGCTGATCCAATTAACTTGGCAACGGCATTTGTTCCTTGGACAAGGTTGGTATCTGCCGCACGGTCTTTGGAAGCTGCTACTGTTGCAACGTCTGGATTGACCCGATTTGGTGGTCGTGCTGGTCTTGGAGCGATTGATGCAGCGGTTTCAACTGCTGTCATCGAACCTTTGTATTCGTTCGCCAGGCGTGATCTTGGCGATGATTATGACGCTTACGACTCAATGGCTAACATTGCATTCGGGGCGGCATTCGGCGGTGGAGTGCTTGGGATCGGCGGCGTTGGGCTTGACGCATTTAGACGAGCAACGGGTCGAGTGCAACCTTTTGAGCGATTTAAGGGGCTGTCCAATGAGGATATTCAATACGTCCAAGCACTAGATCGTGAGCTTGCAACTGGCAAAATGAGCGAGGCTGCGTTACGAGAAACACTGGCAACGTATACACCAGAGATGCGTAGAGCTGCTGGATTCGCTGATGTTGAGATTGTTCCAAGGGTTGCGGGGGATGTTCGCAGACAATCTCCAATGGCTGCTCGTGTTTCTGAAGCTGATAATGTTTTGACAGCGTCAAGTCGTGCTGGATTTGTCCAAGGCACAATTGTTGGCGATGTTTTCAAGATTCAAGAGGCAAACGTCCTTGCTGCAATGCAAGGCAAAGGATTTGGTACGGCGTTGTATGAGCGGTTGATTAACGCTGCAATTGACCGTGGATTGAAAGCGGAGAGCGGTGATTTAGTTGCCAAGCCTGCCGCACGAGTCTACGAAGCATTGGGCAAGCAGGGATTTACGGTTGAGCGCAATCCGAATGCCAAAGACATTGCTGCCGATCCTTTGTTCCCAGACGGTGCGATTGTTGCCCCTGAAGGCGAACCAGTCTTTAGGGTAACGAGAAATCCTGATTATGTGAAACCAGAGGATCGTGCTGCTGACGTTGTTGAGCGGATTGACCCAGAAACCCGTGAAATAGCATTCCATGTCGGGCTAGGTCAAATGATGGACGGGCGTGAGATTGACGTAAGCACTACGATCAACGCTGATCCCCAGTCTGGCGGCATAGCTACAACGGCAGATATTGAGAAGTCTGCACAAACAAATGCAATGCCTGAGTCGATCACTGCTGCTGATTTTGAAGCAAGCGCAAAGATTGAATCAGAGAACAAGCAGTCACAAAAATGGAACGGCGTAAAAGATGCTGAGAAGTCTCTTGCTGAAGCGGATGCTTTGCTTGATGACGTAGTCAAAGCTG